TCGGTTGACCAGTTTCAGCAAAACCCAAACAAAAAGATATTTATAGGTAATACAAGGTCTGCTGGGGTTGGGATTACACTTACAGAAGGAACCATAGTTATATTTAACTCATTTGATTGGGTCCCAGGTAATAATGAACAAGCTGAAGATAGGTCATATAGAATTGGACAAGAGAAACACGTTAATGTATATTATCAACTATTTAATGATACAATATCAATTAGAATGTGGGGTGTATTACAAAGAAAAAAGGAAATAATACAACAAATAATTGGCGACAATACAAATGAAGATGAAGTTATTGAAGCTTTAATGGATAAAATAATAGAAGAATCATGATTAGAGTCTACTCAATGGAGGACTGCCCTTATTGCACCGAATTAAAAGAAATGTTAGATTCTGAAGGTTTAGAATATACTGACATAGATATCAATGATAAAGATAATAAAGAAGAAGCTGATAAGGTATTTGAAGTCACCAAGTGCGATAGTGTACCTATAGCTAGGGTTGGGAATCAGTTATTAGCCCCAGATATATCATTTACTAGTATAGAAGAAGCATTCGAATTAATAAAAAGATTTAATAGAGTAACACCTAAAGATTAGGGTTTAATATCAGAAGCTAAATTCTGTAGGTCTGTAATGATGCTTGGGGTATCGGACTCCATATAAGATGCTATACTATCGTCCTTACCCAATAGTCTTCTAATTGATTCTAGCCTTTCCCTAACAGATGGGTCATCACAATACTGTATAGCCATATCTAATTCCCTATAAGCGTCAAATAAATGGTTACTACATCTATGCATTATAGCCTTAACCATAGAAAGTCTTTTATATGGATTAAACTCTTCGTTTAACTTATTTTTAATTATTTTCTTTGTTTCCATCATTTATAAATATTTATATAAAAAGGAAAAAACTATGGCAGTCGATGACGAAGATAAAATAAAGCTATTTAGACAGTTTAGACACTCTCTAGGTTCACCACACAGACAAGTAGAAGTAGATGATGACCAACTATGTACATTTCTAGAAATGGCTATAGAGGATTATGCTCAATACGTACAAGAATGGCTTATAGAACACCAATGGCAATCTTTATTAGGTCAAGATGTTGATAAAACAGATATGGCATTCGCATTAAGTGTTAGGAATTTTGATTTCGTAACACAATATACATATGCATATTCTAAACAGGTTGGCCTACAAGCTCGTGGCCCTTGGGAGTTAAAGAAAGATTATGTGGACATTATAGACGGTCAACAAGTATATACAATACCAGCTGGTAGAGAAGTAAACGAAGTCTTATGGATAACACCATCAGTAACAAACATGGCACTATTCTCTAATTATGGTGGTATTGACTATGGATTTGGTGGTGGCTTTGGACAAGTTGGGTCTGGTTCGGCTGGTGGGTATTCTGCTGGTGGTACTGGTGGTTATTATATAGCACCAGCGTATGATGTATTATTAACAGCAGCTGACTTCAACCTAAAGAATAGACTACTTAGGAGTGAGTTGGTTTACAAACTAACTGCTGGTCCTAACGGAACAAGACTATTACACCTATTAAGTACCCCAGGTTCTAAATTCACATTCGGTAACGGTGTTGGTGGTATGGGCGCTGGCTCCTTGAATCTTGCTGGATGTCAAGTATGGTATTATTACTACGATACTGATGGTAATGTGGATGATTGTAGGGCTGATAATCCAGACATTATAAAATTACCCAACGAAGTTCCATTAGCTAGATTGGACTTTAGTACATTTAACGAACCAACAAAGACGCTAGTAAGAAAATTATTCATAGGGCACTCTAAGAGGGCTTTAGGAAGAACTAGAGGTAAGTTTAGTGGTGTGGTTGGTCCACCAGAAGCACAATTAACCATGGATTATGACTCGTTGGTTAGTGAAGGTAATGAAGATATAACAAAAGCCCTAGAAAGACTAGATGAACGATTGGGTAGATTATCATCCGAAAAGCAACTAGAACGTGCGGCTAATGAAGCTGAGAATTTAAATAGACATCTTAAATTTAGACCATTAGGGTTCTGGGTAAGATAACTATTTATCTTCCCTAACCTCCTTCTTGTGTTCTTCTATAGCATCTGACCAAGAAGTATCTTCACCATATTCATTGCGTTCCCACATCTTCCTAGCATACTTAAATGGTACGGCCATTTTATCATATGATTTATTATCCTTAATCCATTCTGTTTTAATGAATGAATCACCAAGGTATTTCTCCCACCCAATGGATATCATATAGGAAACTATTTCATTATAATTAACATCAGACTCTGGGTTTGGTACATGAACGGTTCCGTGCATAAACTCTTCTCTAGCCCTATAGTCCTCCCATTGTTCATATCTATCCTCATCTTTATGGTTAACCATTTTATCATAGAATTCGTCCCTTTCTTTAGCTAAGTCTTCATGCTTCCATATGTCGTTAAATTTACATAACCTAACATCCCATTTTCTAGAAATTAAATAGTATTCACCATTATATGAATCCAAATCGCAAATCAATTCTAGCATCTTAGGAAGTGTGCCATATATTGATATGTCGGATAAATCTTTAACCTCAAGGGTTCTAAATATAGCATCAATTCTATCAAGTTCATCCTTAATACCAGTTTCCTTAGCTAATCTAAGTCTATTATTATAATCAGAAACTATAATATCCCATTCGTCCTTATCCATGAAGTTTGGTAATTTACCCACAGAAGTCCAAAATCTTATTTCCTTATCTTCCATAGTCATTAAGTCCTCGATATACCTATCTTGGTCAGACTCTGAAAATGGTTCTCCAGCCACCAACGAACACTCACCCTCAGTAAATTCACTTCTCTTATCCAACTCAACGCGAGATTTTTTGGTCTCTGTATCCTTAACTTTAATAATATCAATTAATATATTATCCACAGTTTTAGTTTCACCCTTATATTTACCACTTTCAATGACAACTTCCTTATCCCTTATCGACCTTGAGAAACAAACAAGAAGTGGTTTTATTCTCTTATTAAAGGCATTTATATATTTAGCCGCATTATATTCATCAGTTGTCATATCTGGATTCCTTTCCATTTCATCCCTAGATACCATAGTACAATTCAATTCAATACTCTTAACCCCAGTTTCCTTATCGGTAACAGTCTTTAAATCACCAGTTGATTTAGATTCTCCAGTATTAACGTAATATATTACATCACCAAGAGAAACATCAAGTCTATTCTTTATAACCAACTCCATGTGAGCTTGTCTTGGATTATTATTCCCAGCCTTATTCTTACCCTTTATATGATTCTTATATGCCGCAACACTCTTCTTTACCTTAGATTTACTGGCAATTTTCATAAGTGGTATTTGGTAATTATAAATCTTATCTACATATTCATAATAATAATTAATGAACTCATAACCATTACCATCTAATAAAAGCCTAATGCCCTTATCCAAGAATTCTTCAATGTAAATTGGCATCTTATTTGACTTGATGGTATTACCCACCAACTTAACCTTACCATCTATAGCATTAGCATAATTCTTTCTAGCAAAATTAATTGTAGAGGAACAAACATCATCTAAGTCTAAACCCATTCTTCCTTCCATCCATGTTTCGTTGAATTCGGCAAGTACCGCATCAACACCAACCAACTCAGCACCACCTTGTCCTTCCGTCTTCCAATGGGTACCCTTAACAACATATTTTAAATTGTGTATATCATCTGGTCTAGCAAAGTTGAAGCCATCGGTATCACCAACAAGTGGTCTAAAACCCCTCTCTTTAAATTCACGAACCATCAACCTAAGTGATTGCCTACTTCTACAGGTGGTTTCTTCCGCACAATCAGTATCACCCCAATTGAATAGGTAGGGGGCACCATACGCACCAAACCATGAGTTGGCAAATACCTTTAATGGTGATTGCTTTTTATCATAATCAGAAGCTAATTTTTTATGCTTAGTAATAGCCGCTTTAGTTTTATTGGTTAATTCTGGGGTTAAATCTGTTCTTGTTTCTAATATCTTTCCTAATTCTCTAACCCTAGCTATATGCTTACTAGTCTTAAATTTAAATTCGTCTCTAGTATCAACTATATAAGTAAGAAGACCCTCCATAACACCAGATATGTCTAAGTCTGGAAAAATACCCCACGTAATAATTGTCTTAGGATATAGTGCGGCAAAATCAAGTTTATCGACATTAACAGCATAACCAACCTCAAGCAATCTAGATAACCCACCAGTAAAATCTCTCTTATTTTCTAATGCTGGGATGGCTAACCCCTTCTCATACGACCAAGCAGACATAATCAACTTCCATTGTGTTGCAGTACCCATAGTAGATGAACGCATGTATGTTGTTGGTAGTAGCTTAGCTACAAGGAATGCCGCTTGGTTATAGATATTATCTACTTGTTCAGTTTCCCAAAGGTCATCTAATAAGTATCGTTGTACGATATAATCACCCTTAACTACCCTTAACTCCAATTGCTCAAAAGTTCGGCTTTCTAGGTCAAATTCTTCAGTTAAACCATAATTACCATCCTTATCATTAAACCAATAGTCTCTATCATCGGACCATATTTTATGTATTTTATCCCCAGCCACATAAACCCTATTTACCTT